GCCTGCCGATAAAGCCTTTGATAAGAACCCGTGCAAAGAAACAGCAACAGCACTCTCTAACAGTCGTCAGGCTTTAAAAACGTTGCGTGCCGAGGGTTATGTAGGACGTGACCGTGAATTAAGCCGCCAACTTGCTAAGGACGTGGCACAGGTGTTTGATTATGCAGCCGGAAGAACTAACGAATTACCAACAGTATTTAAATAATAGGAGATAACGATATGGCAACTAGAGAAGAACAGGTAGCAATGAACAGCAAGCAACTAGAAGAAATTTGTGGGTTAATACAAAAAGAGTGCCCGCTCGCAAAACAAGTGCGATACAGTTGCACCAACTTTTACCCGAACGTGTGTTTTATTGTGGTGGACGCTTTGAACCCGCAGGACTACCCGAACGGTATTAGCGACAACAGCGTTTTCTTGATGTTTCGTGTGGATTTTGAGGCAAAGACAGTGGAGTATAAGCGTAGCGGATTTATTTACCTGTCAGAAAAAGACAAGCGTGAAAACCCGAAACTCCGCTATTTGGCGATGAACAGCATGGTTGAGATAGCTACACGAGCAGGCGTGAAAAAGATGCGTAGAAGCCAACACAAAGACAACGCAACGTCGGCTCACAAGATGGCTACCTACTTTAATGAGGTGATGGAAAAGGTGGTGAATTATACTGATGGCTACCCGTACAAACAGGGTGTTGAAAAATAATTTTGAGTTTTATTGATGAATTTATAGGGGCAGGTCTTGGATATTCCAGATTTTGCCCCTATATTTGTGCCATCAAATTAAATCAATAACAATTAAAACTCAATTATTATGGCAGAGAAAATTTATAACTTTATTTGTGGGCGGTTCGGTAGCCGCATACTAAAACCTCGTTACCGTAACGTGTGGATAAAGTTTTGGGCGAGCGTTATTATAAGCCTGTTCCTATTGGTATTGTACTTCATTGTACAGGCGTGGAGCGTTGTGGTTGAGTGTTTAAACAGAGTTATTTGGAACTATTAAATTTTTAGAATTATGGCAAAAGAATTTAAAAATGGTGAACGGGTGGAATTTCGCCCGTGGGAAACTGCCCCTGCAAAAGACAGGGTAACGGGCGAAATTGTTGGTGGCGTGGTTGAGGGTGAATATTACATGATGCTCCCGGATTGGGCAAAACGTAAAGGAGAACTCACTAACCTTAAGAAAATTCATTGGTCACAACTTTATTCTATTTAATATGGCGGTAGTTAGTGCCTATATAGGCAAAACAAGTGAAAGCGGACGGGCAACAATGTATAATGTCGCCTTTCGTTATAATGGGCGTGACTATTTGCAGAACGTTTGGGTTCCGAAGTCAGCCGTCTATTATTACAGGGCGAGCACCTGTAAATTGAGCGTTGATGATTGGGTACTCAAAAAGGTCGTGGAGCTAGCCGTGGCAAACCCTAATAAACCGTTCGTAGACCGAGGAGCATTGCTGAACGGTGTAGAATGGTAGTATAATAACCAAACTAATAAATAAGAATTATGATGGTAAATTTAAACAGCGTGCCCGAGCGCACGTGGGTACGAGTAATACAAGCATGTGACGAACAGTGGGTGCATCGTTCAGCGTGTGGTCGCTACCTGTTAAGAAGACAACGGGTGTACACTCCTGGACATGACTACCAAATCCACATCCGACCCCTGTTGGGTGGTGGCAGCATGGGGGTGAGGAACTGTTACCTACGTGCGAACGAGGATAACTGTTGGGAGATAACCGTTTGCGACGATTTACGGCACGAACGCCTCGTAACGGTGCATACTTATCACCCGAACGCCTTAAACGTTATGTTGACCACTTTAGAGCGTGATACGATATACTTTAAGAGCCTACGTACACATGAGCCAACTCCAGACGCTCGCAGGGAACTGGAAGAACGCTTTGCGAACTATGTTATCAACGAAATCTTTGGATGACCCTCTACATGGGACTTGCAAGCATAAAATCAAAATATTTTGAAGAATTTCAGGATAAACTCTTGCACAATTCAATTGAAGTAACTACATTTGCAATGTCAAATTAATTCAATAAACAATTTAAAATTCAATAGTTATGAAAGCAACAGTAAACAATTCCGCAAATTTCGTGATTAACAACGATATGTTGAACGAAACAAAATGTCTGAAGTATGTAAGCAAACCAACTATGTTGGAAGAAATTGTTAATATACAGGTAGCACTCGCCAAGCTAAACAGCAACTACACGCCACGCCAATACACTGAAAAGAACAGCAAAAAGGAACTGTTTGAGGGTTATGGACGCCTCGTTACCATTTACAAGGAGCTAAGCGAAAAGCGTGAAGCCGAGATTGCTAAGAATGTAGCAACTTGTATTAAGACGGCTGACGTATTGGCAGAGGAGGCACGTGCAAAGGCTGAGGCTGAAGCCGCTAAGAAAGCTGAAGAAGAGGCTAAACGGGCGAAAAAGGCTGCAAAGGTAGCCAAGCCAGAGGCAGAACCGAAAGCCGCTAAAAAGAGCCCCAAAGAGAACGTAAACACTGATAAAAAGGCACGTCGCGGGGATGCTCAAGAACGGTTGGATAAATATACGGCTGAACTTAAAGAAAAAGAAGCCATTGCCGAACCCTCTAAAGAGGTTAAACACCGCATTGCGAGCCTGAAACGTAAAATAGCTCGTGCCGAAAAGGCTCTGGGCAACGTAACAGTTACTAACGAATAATCTACTTGACATGGGAACAACAGCAAAGAGCCCCGAAATTGGGGCTCGTTATTATAGAGTGTACGTGTTAAACAGTGACGGAACCCGTTTTAAGACACTGGACAAGGTATATCGCAAGTCAGCTCAAGCGGCTGCAAATAAAGCCGCCAGAATTGTAGCCGCTAACGACCGTAACATTACCGCTGAAGCATTGTTGTGTCGTGTGTACTGTATGCCGAGCGGGCGACATAGCGGTTTGTATTATGGAAAGACAGGAATTAAAAATAAGGAGAAATAGATTATGGCAAAGAAAAAGGAAAAGAAAGGGTTTACGCCCGAACTTCACGAGTTATTTGATACCCTTTATGCGAAACTTCGTGAATATGGACAGTGTTGCGCATTTATCGCTATTTGTGACAACAAAAACGAAATCACCAAACGTATTGGAATTATTGATGAGGTAACACATCAAGAAGAGGGTGGAGTTGTATTGCCTGACATAGCTATTGCGAACGCTATGGGTGGGGATAGCCCACAGGATATCGCTGGACGGCACTTGGTATATAATGCGGTTCTGTCGTACTTACACGAATACCCCGATGAGATACCTGAATTTTATAAAAATTTACAGGCAATGCTCTCAGATTTGTTGGAAGACCCTGATGAAGATGATGGGGCTGACACTCCAGTAGAGGCAGAAATCCCTATTATCATTCCCGCTAAGCCCAATCCTCATGGAGACTGCTAATAAAATGCACCTGCTCGTCACTACGGTGTCAAGACGGGTGGCTGCACAGTACTTCGTAGAACGTAAAATACCGTTCAGTGTGTCTTATGGCGTTAACCCTATGGGCGAGCAAGTCATTATATTCACTGTTGAGGCTGACAGTTTTAACGATATTTGCGAATTTAACGACATGATACTTGAGGTACAAGGATACCTCGCTTCTTATGATGTTACACCTTTTATACACTTACAATCATGATTTACGGACTTTATTTAGCTTATAGTAAATGGGAAGTACTACCCGATGAAGAATGTGCTGACCCTACGGTTCCTCGTTATCCCGCTTCTGTTGCTCGTGTACGAGCGTATAACAACAAACGTGACCAGATGGAAGCGTATGCGAATACAATGTGCCCCGCCTCACAGACGTTTGAGGCTGAAACTAAAGAAGAATTTGACGCCAAAGTCGCAGAGTTTAAAAAGAATTTTGAGGACGAGGCGTGGCTAGCTGAAAACATTGACCCGTACCTGTAATTATGAAAAAGATGTGGAAATATTATATTCCTATTGTTGGGATAGGTATTATGTTCAGCAACTGGACAAAGTTTTCCGAAAACGACCCTACGGGTATTCATTGGGCGATGACTGCATTTTGGCAGTCTATCTGGACAACTGTTATATTAATAATTTTGTTATTTGAGCCATGAAACCAATAAAGATAATAAGAGTAAAGATGCACGCTGCAACTCGTAAAAGACGTCTAGTTAACCGTTTGATTCGCAAGGTAAACAAACTAACAGCCGAGGCGCAATATTGGCGCAAACGAGCTAAGAAGCTAGCTAGCGGGGCGATAGAGGTTGAGGATGATACACCACCTACTAATAAATCGGTATGGCAGAACCCGCCTGACACTATGCGAAGAAACCTGTTGGTCTGTATGATTAATAACATATCGGGGGAAAGGCTGTATCAGGTAGTACGCAACGTGTCACTTACCCGAATTTTAATAGACGTTGCCAGCCCTGTCCCAAGATGTATTATTTCATTTGAATGGAATGGCACTATGTACGTGAGTGCCACTAAGGACGAAGACTGTAACCCAATTTATCGCCTAGAAATTTAGGTCAATTGTTAAATCTTAGGAATTTCCCGGAAATATTTCCGGGATTTCTTGTTTATATAAATCCCTCCCACTATATTTGCGCTGTCAATCAATAAAAACTTACAGTCATGAAGATAACAGACATTACCCTAGAAATACGTACCGAGGACGGTCAGAGTCACTTGGTAGTCTTTGACAAATGGGATTTCGCTCCTGACGGTGCGGTGGTGCTAGCTGGACAACTCGTACGTGAAAAATGGCGTGCCATATTTGGCGATAGTAGTCAATTACAGGACGGACAAATACGCTCGGTCATGGATTGTAGTGCGTTGGTGCGTTTTTACTATAATGACGCCATGCGAACAGCCGCTATCACGCATATTACGAACAAGGCGTTTCGCATCATTAACAACGATTTGGGTGTGACATGGATACCGAAGAACATACTACGTTGGAGCCGAGTAGCGCAACAGTTCGTAGTCGTGGATGAAACCTATAAGCCGGACTTTACGATGGTAGTGGCAGAGGGTATGGACGAATATCCAACCGAGTTTGATGCTCACGATGAACTTATTGACGCATTGGACACGCCCGTAACTATACCAACAGATGATAATATTACTAACGATAACGAGGAGAACCAATTATGAGAACAAGAATTTTGATAGGTCTGTTTACAGTCCTGATGCTTGGTGCAAGTTGTACCACGGCACAAAACAGTAAGGAAACGTTTTACGACAAAGTGCTGTCCCTAAATTTGGACGATGAAATGTTGCGTGATGACGGGACAACTCTTAAGATTGCCAAACTCGCACCACAACAGTTTCGGCTGAGAGTGTGCAAGGGTGACAAACTATTATTTGTCACATGGGTGGAATTGCGAGCGGTGGAAAATACCATAAATAACAGGGTTTTCCAAAATAAATTCGGTATGCTTGACGCTTATACTGCTCCAGTGGTCTACATTTACACAGGAGAAGCCGTGCAATTCATGGGCGGTGACAAAAGCGTGAAGACGACATTAATTAGCTCCATACGGCTGGAAAACTATGTGACACGTGATACGCCTTGCATAGAGCAGCAAGACGGATGTGGTAACTGCATTTTCGTTGACAACCGCCCGTTTAACCACCCAGAAGAGAAAGGTCAGGTTTCCTATTTATTCCCCTTAAATCAGTAGATTATGTGGATACTTATAAATAACCGACCCGTGTGCGTTTTTGACATCAAGAATGTAACAGTGATAATGAAATTAACACCCGAAGTATTTTATGAGGATAATAGGGTGCGAGGTGGGTGCGTAATAGGTGAATTGTCAGTTCTTTTTCAAGATGCTTATAAACTGTATCGTAAGGAAGTGGAACGTACACTGTCATTAATTACGGAAGAAGACCGCAAAAATCCCAGAAGTAATGCGATTATTAAGGCTTATGACAGAGCATTGATGGGGAATGGGCACATATTCGGGTGGTACTTTGCAATTCAGACGCCTAAAGAGACAATTTATTCCTCTTTGTACCCGAGCGAGGAATATGCTGCACAAATAAGAGACGGGCTGTTGCGTACGATAAATCAGATAACGGCTGAATTACCTAAAGTAACGATATGATGAACAACTTGGATTTCAAAGGACGGCTGCGAGCTGTCTGGTGGATGACGTGGCGCATAGTTGTTCTTGCTTCATTTATCATACTAATCAATAAGGCGTGTATTGGAACGCAATGCAGCAAACCAATAGTTACCCCGACTGACAGTGTGAACGTCGCTACAACGCTCCAAGATAGTGTGTACGGGGCGATATACGCTTTGCGAATACAGCATCCAGACATTGTGATGGCGCAGTGCATTGAAGAAAGCGGGCACTTTACGAGCCGTCTATTTATAAACGGACATAACTGCACCGGAATGAAAGTACCCTCTACCCGCCCGACGCTTGCTGTTGGGGTACTGTACGGGCACGCCTGTTTCAATAGTTGGTACGAATGTCTTGTGGATTATGCACTTTGGCAGACAGCATTTGCCCGCAACCTGTCACGTGACGAATACTTCGCCTATTTGGACAGAGTTTATGCGGAGAAGAAAAATTACTCACAACGTATAAAAACCATAATTAAAACCAAAGGATTATGAATTTAGAGGAAATTAAGAAACTGTACGAAGAGTGCGAACAGAACGTGGACGCTCCTGCTTTTGAAATGGCTATTCCCGTAGCCGAGTTATTGGCACGGGGCGAAAATGAAGCCGCTGACAAACTTGACAAGGAGAACCGAGCTAACTTGGAAGACTTTATGCGAAACCATGTTGGCGGCTTATGTGACGCAGACGTGGAAGAAGTACTGGAAGAATATGCGTATAACACTTTAAAATAAAATAGATTATGGAAGAAGCCGAAAAATTTTTGTGGGAAGAGATAGCACAACTCCCCGAACATAAAAGAGCATTTGACACTGACGTGTTTAATGCTATTATTACAGCGATGAAACGTTATGCCGCTGAAAAGTGCGATGAGTTAAAGCAAGATATTGCAGAGTTTTACAGTGATGAATGTAGATAGTTATGTCAATGATAAATGATGGTGAATGTCGTGCGTGTGGCTGCATGGACGAAGAGGTGTGCGCACGTTGCCAACAGGCAAAGAACAAAGAGGATGTACGGGAAATGCAAAAAGGATGCGCCTTTTTGGGTTGTTTCGTATTTATTGGTGTAATAATTGGAATATTGCTTGTATTGTTTATGATACTACCTGTACCTAATTAAAGAAACCGGATAAGACACGTGATATCACGTATATTATAACCAAAGTTCTATTTTTATTAATTAAATTAAAAACGAAAATGAGAAAATCAGAATTTATTAAGGCTTTAGCCGAAAACAGTGGTTTGAGCCAAAGAGATTGCGAAAAGGTGGTGGATGCGATGACCCCTGTTATTGTTACCGAATGTGTTGAAAACGGTGGTGAAATCAGCCTGCCATTCGGTAAATTCAAACAGAAAATCAACCCTGCGAAAGTTGGTAACAACCCGTTAACTAACAAACCGCTTGACATCCCGGAAAGTCATACACTTGGCTTCAAGCCGTCAAAGACAATTAAGGTTGTCATTGAACCGAAGAAAGCCGCTAAAAAGAAATAGTATTGTGTTTACATAATACAATTATTTTCATATTTTTATATTCTTAATTTAATTGTTGCCATCTAAAAGTGCGTGAGCATAAGTAGGGTGTTTAATGTTGAAATCATATTTTCGGAGCCGTTGCCCGTGAGGGTTGCGGCTTTTATTTTGAATTTATGTAAAGAATTTCCCGAGTGTTTCCTTGGATATTCCATAAGAACCCGTACATTTGCGTAGTCAATTAAATAAACAACGTCATGAAAGGTAACAGGTACTACGCAAATTTGGACTTTAGCAAACCAATTGGAACTCACCGTTGGGTTGATAACATTAAGTCACGTCGGCAGCTTGCAAAAGTGGCTTTGGTAGCAATGGCTCGCATTCAACAAGCCGAACAGGGAACAATTACTTGTCCCTACGAATTAGCTAGCTCATCCATGAAAGACGGACGCACGCTAATACAAACCATTTACGAGGATGGCTATGTAATGTACAACGATGGATGGTTTATTGTTGAATGTGAGGAAGACGGTTGTTTATATGTTGATGTAACGGGTTTTGCAATGAGAGAAAACCCTGACTACGAAAATATGGAATATATAATGGATGCAGCCTGTAAGGAAGCGCATGAGGCTTATTTGGCTGATTTAAACGAATAATGATATGGACTACAAAGAATTTAGAGCTGAAATGGAAGACTTGGAAGAACAGTACAAGTTGGAAAAGAAACGCATTTTAACCGAGTACGTAATGTCGTGGTGTCCCTATAAAGTTGGGGACTTAGTACGTGACCACATTGGATACGTAAAAATTCTAAGCATCCACCCTATTATCGGCATCTGCAATAAAGTGGATATAATGATGAAAGGTGTGGAATATACCGTTAAGAAAGAACCTAAAAAGAACGGAGTAACTCGTCAGATTTATCACAGTAATATTGAAAGTTATGAGGAAAACACCAAGAAAGAAAACCGCAAGTAAGCCCCAGACAGTTTCTGACAGCGGGCAACCGTGCATTATCTATTCTCCCACAAAAGTAAAAACGGCTACTCATGGAGATTTCTGCCGTAGGTGGTTTGGTGTGGTAGATATGAGCGATGCGATAGGAAAGCATTACGCTCCTATATTGAGCACTCACGGAGAACATTTTGAGTTTCGTATCGCAAGATTTTACAATTTTAGGGACATTAAAACGGAGGAACCCCGTACGATAGTGCGATGCTTGGAAACGGGGGAAGTCTGGATACTCAAACCTAATTGGGCACAATCTTTGACTAGGACTGATGAAAATACTAAACAAACCATCATCCTCATTCCACAGCCTGTTAAAAACTACCGCCAGATATTGGACTTTATGAAACTATTTTACAGTGACGGAGAAACGATGAAACGTTTAATTAGTATCGGGAGAATTAAAGAGATACTGAAATAATACCAAAGATTATGGAAAAAGAATTAAAAACACTGTTGCGCAAGTTGGCAGCCGAATATGAAACAAAAGATTTCATAAACGATGACCCCGTGCGCTTTGTTCACGCCTATGCTGACAAACAGGATATGGAAATCGTAGGGTTCATCGCTTCTTGGTTGGCGTATGGCAATCGCAAGGTTATTGTTTCCACTATACAGGCACTCATCAATGAAATGAACTACCTGTCATCGGGTAGCCCGTTCGTCTTTATAGTGGAACGCAGGTGGGAACAGATGGAGCACCTAAAAGATGCCGTTCTGTACCGCTTCTACAAATGGGGTGATTTCTACGACTTGTGTGAACGCCTGTATGACATTTACCAGAACTACACCACTATGGAACAGGCAGTTTGCAAACAGTACGACGAAATTAAGAACCCTGATTGGGTACAATCAGTGCTTAACTTGTTTCCAGGAGTTAAAGGCGTGCCCAAAGATACGAAGAGTGCCTGTAAGCGGGTTTGTATGTTCATGCGTTGGATGGTGCGGTGGGGCAGCGATGTTGACCTCGGTATATGGTCTTTCATTCCTACTAGCAAACTAATCGTACCACTAGACACTCACGTCGCTCGTATGGCTCGTCAATTGGGTCTTATTACCGTAAAAGGCAATAACATGAGAGCAGCGTACCAATTAACACAGCAATGTCGTCTAGCGTTCCCAAACGACCCCGCAAAAGCTGACTTCGCATTATTCGGATATGGTATAACACATAAATAATATGGAAATAAATGTAAAAAGTTTATCCTATGAGGATAGAGTGTAACTACTAAAACAGTTGATTGACAGTTTCACAGACGTAAAGGTTACGGCTCGTTGTTGTGAGTATGAGTATATCACCTCTGAAGACATTGACGCTGTTGGGGAAAATTCCGTTGAAATAATAACAAACATTTTTACTGGATGAAAGACATGAATTGTACTAACGAAACTATATTCTTGATTATCGCCCTGTTATTTGCAGGCGTGTTTATTGTATTGAGACACCTGTACGCAGAACGTCACCCTCGGTGCATACATTGCGGCAAACGTAGCCGTCGCAAGAATTGGCGACCTGTAAACTATTACAAGAGTAAAAATTCCGGGCATCACATTTGTCCAAAGTGTAACCGCATCAGCAAAATTGAATTTTAGTATGCTTAAAGCTCACAAATTTCACGTAAAATTCACCGTGCATACCATTATGTCAGAGGGCGGTGATGTAACCATGGAAGAGGATTACACACTCTCCTATCGTACGGAAGAATGGGAACCGGAAAGCCCTAACAATCTAAAGTTCTCTAAAACGCACATTCAGGGCGCAACGGGTATAATTGCTAAGGATTTGGGCGTTCATCGCTCACAGATAAGAATAACCGACATTTACAAAGTACATAACAGCTTAATAATAGAGGAATGAAAAGGTTATTGAAATTAATGTTTGGGGATTGGGCTGAAATAAAGCTCGTTCTTTTCGTAGCTATTATTTTATTTATATTGGCTTTAATTTTGGTATGATTATGAACGATGAACTATTAAAGATGCTACCTATGTCAGAAATTGATGCTGACATTCACAGTTCGGTTCCGGGTTATTGGCAACAAACTAAGCGTCCAAGTATTTGGAGTGCGTGGAAGCAAGGGGCACAATGGGAACGTAACAGAGCTAAGAAAGAGGGTGGCTGGATATCAGTAAAGGAAAGCCCGCCTACGACTGACGGTTTGTATTTTACAAAGGGCGGATTGAGAAAGTACAATATTATGTACTTTCGTGATGGCAAGTTTTTCACGCACCGTCACAGTGACACCTACGATAGTGGAATTGAATTTTATAAACCCGTAGAAAATTAATAATTATGGACAAGAAACAAAGAAAAGCAAATCAGAAACTGCAACAGGCGCAGAACTTTGCGGAAAATTTACGAGCGAATCAGAATTTACCTTTAGAGGAAAAGGCACTTAGAACTAAAGTTATCAGCCCCGAAATAGGCAAACACTTGAAATTCGCTATTTTAAAAGAAAATATTTACTTTGATTCCTATTGGGCTCTCCCGACAAAGCGTAGAAACCTACCGTCTTTAAGCGGAAATATCGCCCCATTTATGCGTAAAGGGACTCTTGTGAGTTATGAGCATATCATCAATGATGAATATGTTTTTACGGACAGTAACCACAACATTATCATCGGGAAATGTTGGCAGGCTAAAACCGTAATATCCGAAACCACTTTAACACCGCAGCCATGACAAGAACAGAAAGAAATTTACACATGGGTTCACCCACAAAAGATACACCCACCGGAACGTTGACTTATAGTGAGGCTTATGCACTTGCTCAAAAGGGCGCAAAGATAACTCACCGTTTTATGGCAGCTAACGAATGGATGACCGTATTGCCGAATGGGCGCATTTGTTTTGAGGACGGATGTGAACAAACTGTTGTGGAGTTTTGGGCGGTGCGTCGTGGTCAAACAGGATGGACAGACGGTTGGAGCGTATTTAACGAAGCCAAATAGTGAGGAAAGTGCACGCTTCACTATAAGGGTGAATTATTAATAACTAAATTTTAGTAAAATGAAGAAAGACTTTATTACAGTCCTTCCCGATTCGGGGGGGGGGCGACGCACAGGTTCAAGTAACCGCTGACGTCAACCCGAGTTTTGCAAGTCGCGAAACCACTATCAATTTTAATGCCAACGGGCAAGTCATGAAGAGCGTTAAGGCTGTTCAGGACGGTATGCCGTTTATTGTTCAAATGGGAATGGGATGTACAGGGGGTAAAAATTTGCAAATAAGAGAATTTGGTTTAACTGGAAGAAATTCTTCTTTCCCTCCAGTTATTCAGGGGCGTCTTTTAGGAGGTGTAAATAAAACTCCGGCAAATTATACTTTCTTCCCATCTGTTGGAGCGTTGGTATCCTTTTTCACTGATACTTCTGACGATTTAATTATTGATTTTCAATGGATGAACGGTTCTGGAACCGTCTTAAGTAGTTGGTACACTACCATTCCATTTGATAATGAGGACGGTGAAGATTGGCGAAACTATGCCGAAGAAATTGAAGCTAGTAATACCTTCCCTGATTCGGATGCTACCAGATTAGAAATAAGGATTGGAGTTGGACGTGGTGATATCGGAATTGACGAAGACCAAGTTTGGGTAAGGTATCACTTCGACCTTACTTAAATCAGATTTTCCCGGAAGAAATTCCGGGATTTTCTTTGATATATCAATTAGTCTGCCTACATTTGCAGTGTCAATCAAGTTAATCACATTAAAACTCAAATGTTATGGCAAACTTGCAAGAATTTCATTTTAGTACAGGCGTTAAGCCTTATAGTCACGTTCCAGCCGTTCCAGTAGGAAAACATGAATTTGTTGACGGCAACGGTGTAAAGATAATTCGCTTCTATTGTGAAGATGTACCACAGGGCGCACAGTTTCAGTTCGCTTCGCCTTATCCCAACTGCAAAGAAGCCGCTTATGAACATTGGATTGTTCGTGAAATTGTTGATGGTGGTTTAGCCTCTAAATATGCTTACTTTTATTTGCCAACGTTATGAAGAATACTGTAAAAATTCGCATTACAAAAATGGAATATAAACGTAACTGTGAAAACTTTTGTAATACGGTTTTAATGTTACGTAAAGCCCGCAATATAGGTGATGAAGAAACGGTTAATCATTACGTATTAAGCCGATTAAACAGCCAGAAAGGGGACAAATTTGATTTTGAAATTCTTTAATACTAAATAATCATGAAAGCCATTGTAGAAAACCCGCTTTTGGATATGCGTGCCTACGCAGCTAGTTTATTCGTTGAAATTCTTAACGAAATAACTGCCTGTAAAAACGAAGAAGAATTACGTCGCTGTATAAGATTATTAGAAAAACGCCACAAATATGATAAACCAGAATTATCATGGTATTTCAAATGGGGGTTTGGTCATAATCATTTTTGGGTGAGCGACCTTAACGGAGTGCGTCTGATATTTGTGGAGTTTTAAGAAACTCCACTACTTATGCGTATATTTCACAAAATTTATTAACTTCCTAAAATAAAGAAAGATGGATTTAAAAGACAAAAGAATTGTATTTGTAGGGCTGGACGATGTGCTTATTAAAACA